ATCCAGGGCGCGCAGGGGCCCGCCGGTGTGATGGGCCCGCAGGGGCCTCGCGGCGAGGCCGGAGCCAAGGGTGACAAGGGCGATACCGGTGCGAAGGGCGAGAAAGGCGCGACCGGCGCGCAGGGCCCGCAGGGCGTACAGGGCCCGAAGGGCGACCAGGGTATTCAGGGTCCCACCGGCGCGCAGGGCCCGCAGGGCATTCAGGGCCCGAAGGGTGACAAGGGCACGGACGGTCGGTCGTTCGAGATCGAGGACGTCTACCCGACGCTTGCCGCCTTACAGACCGCTTTCCCCACCGGCGCAGAGGGCGCTTATCAGGTAAGCGCAAACGGTGAGCTCTACATCTGGTCCGAGAGCAATGAGGCATGGACGAGCATCGGCGCATTGCAGGGGCCGCAGGGTCCCCGCGGTCCGCAGGGCGTACAGGGCATCCAAGGCCCGCAGGGTGAACAGGGGGTGCAGGGTCCACAGGGCGAGCAGGGCATCCAAGGCCCGAAGGGCGACCCCGGCGAAAAGGGCGACCCCGGTGAAAAAGGCGATACCGGTGCAACTGGTGCAACCGGCCCGCAGGGTGAGCAAGGTCCGCAGGGACTTCAAGGCCCGCAGGGTGAGCAGGGTCCGCAGGGCGAGAAAGGCGATACCGGCGAGACCGGCGCGACGGGCGCAACTGGCCCCGAGGGTCCGGCAGGGCCGAAGGGTGACACCGGTTCGGAAGGCCCGCAGGGTCCGCAGGGTGTGCCGGGCGAACAGGGACCGCAAGGCCCGACCGGACCCGCTGGCGCGGCGGGCAAGAGCGCTTATCAGAGCGCCATGGAAGCCGGGTATTCCGGCACGGAGACCGCCTTCAACACGGCGCTGAAAGACGTGCCGGGGCACATTGGCGATACCACCAAGCACATCACGGCGTCGGAGCGAACGGCGTGGGACGGCAAGCAGGACAAACTCACCGGCACCGCGGGCCAGTTCGTCGGATTCGATGCCGGCGGGAACGCCGTGGCCGTGGCTGCAAATAGCAGTGTAACGGTCACCTTTACGGCAAATGACTGGACGGGCGACGACGAACCGTTCACGCTCACGATTCCGAAGACCTCGCACAAGAGAAGCAGCGCGGACTTCACCTTTGATGCCTACTCCCTTTGCAGCGACGGCAAATATGCGAAAAACACATGGGCCGTGCTTGAGCTGGACGTTGAATACACGGCGGCGACGGGAGCCTTTAAGCTCATGAGCGACACGAAGTTTGCCGGTAAGATCGTTTTTGCGGGGTGAGGCGATGAGGGCATACAGAGAGGCGGAGCTGACCGTCCGCTTTCGGGACGGCGGTCCGGACGCACAGGTGAAGATCGACTGTGAGCGCGGCGTCATTTGCATCACGACCTTCGACCGACGGAACATTCCGCGGCCATCAAAGATCATTTTCGCGGAGAACGATGTGCGCTATAAGCTGCCGTACAAGCCAGTCGTACACGCCGAGCGCGGAGAACGCCTTACGGAGACCCTGCGGCGCGCCGGTGTGATCGAGCAGGGCGAGGCCGGTCTCGAGGACCTTGCTGTGGAGTATCGGCGCACGGCAGCGCAGATCAGCATAAAAATTCGCGAATGCCGGGAAGTCGGCATAGATCCCGGGCATCTGGGCGCGATGCGGCGAGACCTGCGGGAGGCCGCAGCGGTCCTGACCCGATATTATGATTATCCCCGCTTCGGTGTCGGGATATGGGAGCCGAAGCACAAGCGCGGAAAGCGATAACTTTGCACAGGAGGCAGGAGCATGAAAACAGGAAACAGCTATTACGGCGTCAAGTACAAGATCAATGGTCATCGCGTCGGCAACGTCTTTGCATTATCGAGCGAGTACCACGTCACATTCGAGCGGTGCTATTCGGAAAATACGCTCGAATCGGTCGAGGCCATCGACTGGAAGAATGTCACGGTCGAGCAGATTCGCACGGATTGCCCCGCCTGTCCGCTGCCGGAGGGCTACGCCTTCACCGTGAAGGCGATCCAGTACGACATGAACACGCAGAGCATCAAGGTGATCATCAAAGCAGACAAGCAGTATTGGGGCGATGTCACGCCGTATCAGGTGCAGATCGAGAGCCTGAACGCCACTGTCGCCGAGAAGAATACACAGCTCACCGAGAGCGAAGAAAACCTTGCCGCTGCCAACGCGCAGCTGGCGGAACTGGAGGCCACCTATGATGCAAACTGAAAAGCTCAACGCCATTAAGGGCGCGATCACGGACGGAAAGCTCGTGCGGGCCGCCGGCGGCATCACGCAGCGCACGGAGCAGAGCGACAAGCTCGGCTTTGAATGGAGGATCTTCACCGTCAACGACGTGGACGTCCGAAAGGATTACGTCGAGCAGGCAAATCCGGCCGGCACGAGCGCCGACAATCCCATCGAATACACGGAGGGCGTGCCGCTCATCAACAACGCCTTCTACCGCGTGGACGGTGTGGTCAAGGTCTACATGGACGGCTGGGTAGACTGGGAGGGCTGAACGCATCAGCCCTTAACGAATTGAGGAGACGACGATGAGCGAGAAAATCGACGCTCTCCGCCAGCGGCACAGTGAGCTGCTTGCGCAGATCGCTGAAGCACGCGATAACGGTGCGGACGAGCTGGAGATCGAAATACTGCGCGAGGAATTGGCGAATGTCCAAGCGATGCTTCACGCCATTGCCCCGTGCAGAGCCAAAGCGCCGCGAGCGAGAACCGTGTCGATGGCCGCGCAGGCAGAGAACGGCGGCGAAATGTCCCTCGGAGACCGCGCGCAATTTCTCTCTTGGGAGCAGGCGAACAATTCGCTTGATGATGAGATCGAGGCCGGAAGAAAGCAGATGCTTTCGGCGGCACAGCGGGGGCTTGAAGCATTGACAGAACGGCAGCGCAAGGTCCTTGAGCTGAACCGCGACGGCGCATCCGTGACGGAGATCGCCGGACGGCTCGGCATCGGGAAGAGCACGGTTTCCCGTACTCTCTCCCGCGCAAAGAAAGCCGTGCGGGAGGAGGTCGAGCTGACAATGGCGCAGGCGGCTTTAAGCGGACAGACAGAGCTTGACCTCGCCGACCGCGAAACGGCAAATCTCCTTCTTTCGGCGATAACGCCGCGGCAGGCTGCTTATCTGTATCTATACTACGGTGAGTGGCTGTCGCTGCGGGAGGTCGCTTCGCTCATCGGTGTGGATAAGGCGACGGTGCTGCGCACAATCCGCAGAGCGCTGCGCAACATCGGAGCGATGACCGGCTTTCAGCCGACGACGCTACGCGGCATGGACGGCCTCGACGAGCTGGCTTATAGCATTTACCGGGAATTGCAGGAGCAGGATGCCGTTGTGCCGCAGGAACGCAGACCGGCACCGCCGCGCAAAGGGCAAAGCAGCCCGCGCAAGCCGTGCGAGCCGGATAAAGCGCCGATGCCGCCGCTGACGATCATCCGTGCAAAGCGGCACAGGGGGCAAATGCTGCGAGAGCTGGAGCGGCTTTCCGCAAACGGGCAGAGCGCGCAGCTCTGGCTTATGGAAATATTCCGAAAGCTGGCGAAAAACCTCAAGAGCGCAGGACGCTGGCTGCGCCGTAACCGCTGACAAATCAAACCGGCGGCTTTTTTGCCGCCGGAAAGAGAGAATGCCTATGAACCTATCGACCGTTGCAAGGCGGGCAGCATCAAGGAGATCACCGGCGAGAAATACGCCGATGATAAATAAATTTTGAACAAAGAAAAGGAGAACAAAACTATGGCTACTTACAAGAGAATCGCATCCGACGGCAGACCCATCGAGGTCACGGACATCCCCGCGGGCATGAGCGAAAACTCGGGCGTCAAGAACAGCATCGTGCAGCCCGTCATGGCGCGCGACCTTTCCCGCGCCGGCACGGAGGTATATGTCGCCCCCTGCTACAAGCTCACCTACGACGAGGACGGCTACTGCGTCAAGATGACGACCTGCGCCATTCCCGAGGACATCGCGGAAAAGCTCGCGGAGCTGAACAAGTGAGCAGAGCGGGGGATAGCCCCCGCTCTAATACGATTGGTAATACTACCGCGCGAGGTCCGATGTGGCTCGTGCAGAAAGGACAAAACGATGGAGAACAATACTTTGACGGCGATCAAGGCGTGGATCACGGCGGCAGTGGCGATGCTGACGGCCTTTTGGGGCTGGTTCGGCTGGCTGCTGATCGTGTGGATCGGGCTGATGCTGGCGGATTGGCTGGTCGGCTCTGCCGCAGCGGCGCACCGCGGGGAGTGGAGCAGCGCGAAGCTGCGTGAAGGCGCGTGGCACAAGGGCGGCATGATCGTTATCGTCTGCATTGCGCTGGTCGCCGACTGGCTGATTGGCATGATGCTGGAGCACCTGCCGGGTGTGAAGCTTCCGTTTGAGTATACGACGCTGCTCGGCCCGCTGGTCGTTGTGTGGTACATCATTGGGGAGTTGGGCAGTCTGGCCGAACACGGCGTAAATATGGGCGCAAAGGTGCCGCCGTGGTTGGTGAAGCTGCTGGCGGCGGGAAAGAACGCCGTGGACGCGGCAGGAGACAAGCTCCTCGGGAGCGATGAGGAGCCGTTGGCATGAAAGATGTGGTCGGCTCTACCTCGGAGGAGATCCGCATGATCCGCGCCATCCAGCGCTCCGTCGGGGCGCTGGACAACGGCTGGATCGGAAACCAGACCTTGAGCAACATCGCGGCGAAGCTGGGCGCGAACTGCTTCCCCCTGAACGTGGAGCTGTACGGGCAGCCCGCGATCCTCGCCCGCGACATTGACCCGCTCAACCTGAGCGGACGGCTGCCGGAGAACAGCATTTCGGGGAGCTTTTCGTGGCAGGGCGCGCCGTGCAGCATCCTCGTGCGCGGCGGCAAGATCGTGCGCGGCATGAGCTGCCATTGCCCAACGCCGGAGAGTGTGCTCTATAAGACGCGGGACGGTGCGGTGCGCATGGCCCGCGTCTCCTCGGCGGACGCTCTGACGCGCTCTGGCGTCATTTGGGCGGTCGGGGGTATGGGATTGCTCGGCAATTATAACCCTGCCGCAGAGGGCTTCACGGGGGCGTTCAGCGACGTTCTGCGCAAGACCAACCACACCGTCCTCGGCTACAAGGGCGGGATGCTCTACGGCGTCTACTGCAAGGCTATGACCGCGCGGCAGGTCAACGCCTTTTGTCGGGACAAGCTCAAGCTGGAATACGCCGTTATGCTCGACGGCGGGCACGTCGCCGCCATCCATGCGGTGTGCAGCAAGATCAACACAAACCAGCGGCAGTATTACGCCGTGCGGTTCCTGTAGAAGAGGTGAGACGATGAAGCGCGACGAGTTTATCGTGACCCTGACGAGCTGGGACGGATCCGTGCGCGGCGACGCGGTACATAAGCAGATCGTGGACGCCTACAACAGCTATCTCCCCCATCCGCGCGGCTACAAGCTGGCCTACACCGACGACTACTGCGCGGCGACCGTCAGCGCGGCGGCGATCCTTTGCGGTCTGACGGAGGTGCTCCCCGTCGAGTGCTCCTGCGGCGAGCAAATGCGCTGGTATCAGGCGCGCGGCCAATGGGTCGAGAACGACGCGCACATCCCCACGGTCGGCGAGCAAGTGTTTTACTGCTGGAACGACCGCAAGGACTACGCCCTCACGGACTGCACTGGCGCGCCCAACCACACCGGCGTCGTGACCGCCTGCGACGGGCAGAAAATCATGGTGTTCGAGGGGAACAAGGGCAAAACCCACGAGTGCGCTTATCGCATTATCCCCGTGAACGGGCGGTATATTCGCGGCTTCGGCGTGCCGAAATACCCCGCGGACAAGACCGTGCTTACGCGCGGCGACAAGGGCGAGGAAGTCAAAACGTTGCAGGAATTTCTCAACGCCTGCGGCTATGCGCTGGACGCGGACAGCTCATTCGGCCCCGCGACGCAGCAGGCGTGGGGAGAGTACATCGCGGCATACATTCAGCAGATCATAAAGGAGTGAAGTGAGCATGGCCTATAACGAAAAGACAAACTACGCCAATGAGCGGAAATATCTCAACAATCTCATCTCCGGCGGCGGGGGCAACGCCGAGTGGGCGAAGAACCAGATGAAGGCGCTGAACTCCGCCGAGCAGAAGTACGGAAATTCCGGCGGCGGCTCCGATGGAGGTTCCTCCGGCGGCAGCTCCGGTGGTTCGGGCGGCGGATACACGCAAAAGACCGGGAAAGCCTATTATTATGATACGGAGAGCCCGACACAGACCGGATGGGTCCGTGAGGATGGCAGCGCGCCAAACTCGAATTACAAGGACACCACGCCCTACGCAAAGGGCACGAAGGGCACCTACTCCGGCGCCGACCTGTCGCGTGATATGCGCTGGGCCGGGAAAACTGTGCAGAAGAACGGTTACGCCATTACATACGACGAAAACGGTTACGCTGTGAGCGCAATCAACGTCCGCAATGGTGCGGCGCGAGAGGACCTTGCTAACGTTTATCCGCGCGTAGACGCAGACGGTGAGCTGATCTACCCGACGTATGCGGACGGCACAAGAGGCAGCGGGTATGCCGGGACTTCCAGCGGAGGTTCCGGCGGCGGCTCCGGTGGTGGTTCCTCCGGCGGAGGAAGCACCGACATCATCGGCTACTCGCCGGGCGGCGGAGAGTATCCGGTCGGCAGCGAACGGGGAATCGGCTTTGTCAAAAACGCGACCGCGGGGAGTAAGATCATCGGCTCGGACGGAAGTGTGTGGCTGAAGAACAAGGACGGCAGCACGACCATCACAAAGAATGGGCAGACCTACACGATCAGCAAGCAGGGGAACAATGCATCGGAGGAGCTGGAAGCGCTCCGGCGTGAGCTGCAGCAGCTTTATGGAGAGCAGGGCTCGTATGCGCAGGCCTTGGCCGCGCAGCAGGAGGCGAACCGTGCCAACGTGCAAAAGGCGGTCGGGAGTCTGCAGGATCAGAAGCGGGATACGGAGACGAGCTATGCAAATATGTTCCGCCAGCTTTATCTGAACAAAATGAAGTCGCAGAAGAACATCGGCCAGCAGCTCGCGGCACAGGGAAAGACCGGCGGCGCGGCGGAGAGCACACTGCTCGGGCTGGACACGAGCTACAGCGACGCCCTGCGGCAGGGCGAGCAGGGGCGCATCGGCGCCCTCGGGGACCTTGACCGCGCGATCACGGACGCCGAGCTGACGGGCGACATTGCCAATGCCGAACTCGCGGCGGCGAATGCCAAGGAGCGCACGGACAGCTATGCCGATGTGCTGCGCGACCTGATGGACCGCTACGACCAGCAGAATGCGCAGAACGCGGCATACGAGCGGGAGGATGCGGACAACGCAAGAGCCTACGCCTATAAGACGGCGATGCAGCTGCTGCAGAGCGGAAGCATGGCGAGCGACGAGCTGCTGGAGAGCGCCGGCATCAGCAAGGCGGACGCGCAGGCGATGGTGGCGGCGGTGGCCGCGCAGAGGGCCGCGGCGGTGGCCGCGCAGAAGGCCACGGCGAAAAGCTCCGGCAGGACGACTACGCCCAGCAAGACCAGAGCTGCGGTGAGCAGGGAGATCCTTCTCAGCAATGGCTATGATGAGGATGCGTGGAGGGACCTTGAGGCGTATTACGGCTTGACAAGGGACCGCATTGCTCAGGCGGACCCCGAGCTGTCGGCGGCCTTGCAGATGAGCGGTGGAACCGCTCCCTCGGAGGCGGAACAGCTCGCGGCGCGGGACAAGAATTTTGCGACGTGGCTGAACGAGGCGAACCGTCTTGCCGAGGGCGGGACATCCGTGCAGAGGCTCGCGGAGATCCTGCAGAGCTGGATCGCCCTCGGGAGGATCACGCAGGAGCAGGGCAACATGATCGCGGCAACATTCGGATATTGAGGAGGTTATAATGGGAGCGCTTGACAATATGCTTGCCGGAAAGCGGCGGGAGAGGACGACGACCGGAGCGCTCGACCGCATGATCGAAGCCTCGAAGCAGGAACAGACTGGGACGCAGACCGCGCCCCGGTCTGTTGCCGCAATGCGGAAGAGCGAAGAATACAGACCGCTGAAAACAGCGGAGGAAACGGTGAGAACGACCACAGAGGACACTTCACGCAGCGGCGAAAAAGCCGACACGCCGACACTCGGCGGACGGCTGAAGAGAATGGCATCGGGTGCGGGAAAGCAGTACGTCTCCGGCTATGCCAACCTCGCGGGACTGGGGCAGACCGGCACGACGAAACGGATGAGGTCAGAAGCGGCGGAGGAGCTTGACAACCTGGAGCGCGAGATCGCGGTGCAGAAAACACTGCTGGATGATCCAAACGCCAGCGAGGCAGATCGCGAGAGTGCCCAGAGCATGATCGAGGGCATGGAGAAAAAGGCGGACGCCTACCGAAGGGCCTACGGGACCGGAGGCGAGAACGAAAAGACGGCGGCGAAGCTATATAAAACAGCAGACGATCTTGCCGAGCGCGGCGCACAGGACGTGCAGGAGGCAAAACGGGGACTTGGCAAGGTGGGCTCGCTTGCGGTCGATGCGGGCGTCGGCGGAATGCAGCTTGGCGCGGATATTCTCCTCGGCTTGCCGACCGGCGGGGCGATGGTTCCGATGGCGCTTCGGAGCGCCGGCGGCGCGTCACAGGAGGCGCGGCAGGAGGGCGCATCACACGAACAGCAGGCCGGGTACGGTATGGCGGCCGGTGCGATCTCCGTGCTGACTGAGGGCCTGAGCAACGCGGCGAAGCCGCTTGCCAAGGTGTTCGGGAAGGGTATCGCGGACGATATGGTGGATCAGGCGGTGAAGTCCCTTGCCGCACGTCTTGCGAAAACGCCGACGGGGCGCGCGGCTGCGCAGGTGCTGCTCAAGACCGGTGTGAGCGCACTCGGCGAGGGCTTTGAGGAAATGGCCGAGGATGCCTTTGACGTTGCGGCAAAGCGGATGATCTATGATCCGACGGCGGAGCTCGATGTGGGCGAAATGCTCTATGACGGACTGGTCGGCGGAACGCTCGGCGGCGTGCTGGGGCTTGGCGGGGAGATCGTCGGAGCACGCGGCGAATACGAGAAATACCGGCTCAAGACGGCGGAGGAGCTGGCGGCACAGAAAAAAGCCGCCCCCACAGCGGAGAGCGGCGTGCAGACGGAGACGACGCCAAAGTACCTCAAGACGGTTGAGGAGATGGCGGCGGAAAGAAATGCCGCCGCAGAAGAAACGGCGGTAACAGTTGAAAGCGGCCCGACCGCGCTTACGGAGCGAAATCGAGAGAACAATACGCTGGCATATACGCTGGCGACCAACGTCGGCTCGCTCGAAAGTATGCAGCCGGTGACAAAGCTCCGCGGCACGGAACTGAATGACCGGACAGTGAAACCGGATCAGCAGATTCGGAATTTCTTCCGGACCATTGGAGGAAAAATCTTTCGCAGCGGCTTTGGCGACGTGAGCCTTGGCGAGTACGGCGTGGGGGGTGTGCTGAATCATAGACCGCTGAACCGCGCAAAAATGCTGAGTCTTGCCGCTGTGCCGGATGTTATTCAGAGCGGCAGACAAATCAGCTACACGGAAAACTGGAAAGAACGCGGGTATAAGAGCTATATCTTTGCTGCGCCTGTTGTGGTTGGAAAGGACACGGTATACGTTGCGGCGGTGGTAGATCAGAGACCGGATAACAAATTCTATCTGAGCGAAATGGTAGATTCCAATGGAAACTATGTCAGAATAAACGAAAGCCCCTCCGGCAGCTCAAAAAGCGGGATTACCGATGGTGCCGAAAATATCGACGGGGCCGGAGTTACCGCAAGGCCAGAAGGGCTTTCTGAGGGAAATGCCCCCTCCACCTCGCAAAATGAGGTGAAACCAGCATTTCCTTTTGTTGACACTACTGTACCACAAGATACGGCGGGTGTCAATGCTCAGGATATGCAGGGAGACGCGGAATATGCGCAGAAGGGGCCGCGGTATCTGAAGACGGCGGAGGAAATGGCAGCGGAGAGAGCGGCTGCGGAGGAGGCGGAGAATGCGACATCGCCGCTCGATATTCTGCAGCTGGAGGAAAGGCGTGCCGTTAACGATGCAGCAGACGCGCTGCGGCGGAAGCTGATGCAGACAATGAGCATTCCGAACACAGCGGAGAACCGCGCAGCACTCCGTGAATCAGCCAATCGTATCGCAGAGGAGTGGGCGAATACCCGAAGCGTGCCGCAGGCGCTGGTGGACAGCGTGTTTGAAAAGGCGTGGGGTGACGGCATTGTGGTCGATGACGCTTTCTACAACGAGTACAAGCCGATCAAGGATCACCTGCGCAGGCAGAAGATCACGATGAGCGAAGCAGACCGCGCGAATTTTGCGGATTGGGCTGATTTCAGAAAGTCCACCGTCGGTACGCTGCGCATTGTGAACGAAGGCGGCCTTCCGGTCGATATTGCCTATTCCGAGCTGAGCGATATGGCGCCGGAGTTGTTTCCTCGTGACATTGCGCATCCGGCGGATCAGCTGCGGAGAATGGCTGAGGTCGGCAAGCAGATCCATAGGACGGAGCAGACGCTTGAACGCGCTCTCGGTGAAGATGCGGCAGACTTCTATGCGGAAAAGAAAAGTGAATTTGAAGCTGAGGTGGATGCCGCGGTCCGCACATGGAGCGAACTCGTTGCCGGGACAGAAGAGCGCGAGACGAGAAGAAGACATGCAGAAGAGCGAAGAAGAATGCGCGAGGAGGCCGAGCGCCGAGCGGAGGAAGAGCGGAGAACGGCGAGGGAGCAGAGGATCGATTACCGAACGCTCAAGACGGCAGAGCAGATGATGGCGGAGAGAGCGACTGCGGAGGAGGCGTCCTATCGGCAGGCCGAGCAGACCGCCAAGGACGATGAGATCGGCGAAATGCTGGACGATCTTCGCCGGCAGGCACCGCAGGGGCCGGAGAAGCCGAGCACGGTACGCGGAACCGGCGCGATGGACACGCTGGATATCCGCATCGAGGGAGATCAGGGCGATTACGGCAGGTCCGCAGCTCTGCGCGGTGCGGAGGAGGCGAAACGGCAGACGATCCGTGCGAGACGAAAGGCAGAGGAGCAGATGAGCCCGACAGCGGCAGAAAAAACCTTCGCAAAGGGCGTGGCCGACGGCACCTATCAGGAAAATGATATTCCGGCGAGCATGAACCGTGAGAAGGTACTCGCGCTGGCGGACTATTACTATGCGGAGAGCACCTTTAAGGGCATCGGCGGTGTGCAGGAGCGGGCAACGGAGATCCGTGCGCGGAACGAGACGCTTGCAAAAGAGGTTTTTGAGAAAGCCGAGAAGTCCTACCGACCGATGAATATGCTCAAAATGAACCTCAATACGCCGGAGCGTGTGATGCGCAGAAGCTTCGGGGAAACCATCGGCGAGGAGATCAACAGCACATACTTTTATCCGACGCAGAAGAACGAAGCGGAAAAGGTGCGCTGGATCAACCGGATGCTCGATGAGGTGCGAACCTTCAAGGGCAGAAATGGCACCGAGAGCGAGCTGACGCAGGCGGAGCGGGCCTTTGTGCAGCAGATCATGGAGGATCGCGCGGTGGGCGAGACTGTTGCCTCGATGGAGCTGCGGGGAAGCATTGAAAGCGCGGCGGAGAACATCCGCGGCGGCGCCGAGGCAAAGGACGCCGCGAGGGAGTTCGGCCTTGACCGAAAGGAGCGCGAGCTCGCCGAACGTCTGGCCCGCTGGAGGACCAATGAGGAGCTGCTTGCTTCGGGTGAATGGGACAGCATGAAGATCGAGAACGCTGTGGAAAAGTTTTCAAAGCAGTATGACCTGTTTTATGACGCTATCAACGACTTCCTGACCGCGCATGGCTTTGCGCCGATCGGCTTTATCAAGGGCTATGCGCCGCACATGCAGAAAGCGGAGACGCAGAACAAGCTCTCCTCCGCACTTAAGGCGATGGGCGTCAACATCGACGTGACGGAGCTGCCGACCTCTATTTCCGGCCGCACGGCAGACTATAAGCCGGGCAAGCGCTGGGTAGGGAACTTCCTGCACCGAAAGGGAAGCAGCACGGACTATGATATCTCGGCGGGCTATGAGAGCTATGTCGGAAAGATCGCGGATGTGTTCTACCACACGGACGACATTGCACGGCTGCGCGGTCTGGAGCGGTACCTCCGCAAGACCTATGCACCGGAGGAGATCAGCAATGCCATCGACCATGCGCAGAGCCTGCGCAATGTGGACAATGCCACAAAGCGCGCGGCGCTGGAGGATGCCGGCGTTGTGGACGGCGGCACGGAGCTGTCGGCGGTGAAGATGAGCGAGGAGCTGGAGAAGTACATCGGCAGTCTTTACGACGATGCATCGAAGATCACGAAGTATGGGGAATTTGTAAAGTACATCGACAACTATGCGAATCTGCTGGCGGGCAAGCAGAGCATGGCCGACCGAGGATTGGAGTACATTGCCGGCCGCACGAGCCTGAACGCCGGCAACAAGCTTGTGTCGATGTTTGCCAGAGCACAGGTGGCGGGCAACCTCAGCTCGGTGCTCAACCAGAGCTCGCAGCTCAAGGACATTGCGGCCGAGATCCCGGCGAAGCATATCACGAAGGCCATCGGAGATATCTGCCGCGGCACCGGCGGCAAGCCGTGGAACGTGAAAAACACGGAGATGTTCAATAGCTACGATCTGCTCACCGGCAAAAAGGGGATCGAGTATCTGACGGCGAAGGACAATAAGGCGAACGCTTTTGTGACCGGCCTCTTCAAGCCGGCGGACATTGCGGACAGCCTTGTTTCGGCGCTCGCGGTGCAGAGCAGGTACAACCAGCTCATTAGCGAGGGAAAATCGGAAGCGGATGCCAAAACGGGTGCGGACAGATGGGCGACGAGCATCATGGCTTCGCGCATGAAGGGCTCGCGACCGATGATCTTCGAAAGCAAAAATGTGGTGACGCAGATGATCTCGATGTTTCAGGTCGAGGCGGCAAACAGCTGGGCTCACCTGACGCAGGACCTGCCGGCAAAGGTGAAGAGCATCGAAACGCAGTACGGCAAGGGCGCGGCACAGAAGTATGTTGCGGTGACGGCGACAAAGGGGCTGCTTTCCGCTTTTCTGATGAATCGGATCGCGGAGGCAGCCTATGGCGGTACGCCTGCGAGCTTTGATCTGCTCGGCTATGCGGCGAGATTCATCTCGTCCGGCATGGGCATCACCGTCAACGAGGGGCTGAAGCGCATTTTTGAGGATATGGCGGAGACCGTGTTCGGAGAGAACATCTTCGGCGGAGACGACGAGGATGACGAAGATGACGAGGACAAGAATCGGACGTTTGACTTCGATGCAGCGGTCAGCGATGCAGCATACGATATCAGCAACGACATCCCGTTCGTGCGCGGCGTCTCCGGCGCACTGGGCCTCGGGGATCAGACGCTGCCGCTGGCCAACGTTGCCGAGGCAGTCGGCGGTGTGAAAAACGCTCTGACAGCGGAGGACAGGAGCGCGGGTCAGATCGCGGATGCCGCGTTGGAGCTTGGCAGCACGCTCGTCCCAGGCGGACGTCAGCTCCAGAAGACGTATCAGGGTGCAAAGACGATGCTGCAGGGCGGACGCACCTACGGCTACGGTGACAAAAAACGGCTGCAGTACACCGTGGAGCAGACACCGCTCAAAGCGTTTCAGGCTCTTGCCTTCGGCAACAGCGGACTTTCGGAGACGAGAGACTTTTATGCGGGGGATGCTAAGGGATTGAGTGTAAGACAGACACAGGCGGTTGAGGAGCTGCACAGCATCGGCGTGGATCGCACGGAGGCTTACGGTATCATTCGGAAGATGCGGGGAGCAGAGAAGCAGGCGGACAAGGCGAGGATCGTTGCCGCGAGTGATCTGACGGATGAGCAGATGATCCGGCTGTATGGAAGCATTTCGAGCGAGAAGGAAGCGGAGAACATTGCGGCGGCCTATAGTGCAGACATCAGCCCTGCGGTGTACATCGGACTCAAGACGAAGGCGGGCGCGATGGAAGCAGACCGCGACGCCGATGGTGAGGTCATCAACGGCTCGAAACGGGAAAAGGTGCTGAAGCTGATCGACAGCATGGAGCTGAGCGATTACCAGAAGGACGTGCTTTATCTGACTGAGGGGTATTCGGAGAAGACGATCGATGATGCGCCGTGGAACCAGAGTGAGTATGAGAAGTATCGGCTGAAGCTTCCAAAGTACGAGCTGCCGGAGTATGAGCTGAAGGTGAAGCCGCTGCCGCGGCCGTAA